GCTGCATCATCACATGGCGGCTGAGCGCGACGGCAAGCCGGGCATTGCACAGATGGTCGCGCTGCTCGCGCAGATCAGCGGCGTGCCGGCCGACGTCATCCGCAAGATGGCCACGCGCGACGCGCGGGCGATCGAGAGGTGGGTCTCGAGCGTCGGCGCCGGCAACGACGGCGCGGTCGACGAGCTGCTCGCGCCGGCTCCACACGCGTTCGATCTGTCCGTGCCGATCGTGTTCGGCGAGACGGTCATTTCCACCGTCACCGTGCGCGAGCCGGATCTCGAGTCCGGCATCGAGGTCGAGAAATTCAAACGGCAGCACGAGCAGACGGCGGCGATGGTCGCTGTGCTGTCCGGCCTGACTATTCCGCAGGTCTCGCGCATGAAGATGCGCGACGTGAAGCGGATCGAGGCCTGGCTGCTCCCTTTCGTCGCCGATACCGACTCGCCGACGGCTTCGAGTGGCGAGATCTAGCCGTCGAGCTGTGCGAAGGGTTGCACTCGCCGTTCCGCGACGTGGTGCGGCTGTCGCTCGAGGACGCCGTGAGATGGCAGGCGGCCATCGTCAAGCGCATGGACGCGTCGCGCAAGGCCGCTGAAGCAGGGACTCCATAATCATGGCGCAGCTATCGTCACGGCTGATCATCAGCCTCGTCGACAAGGTCTCAGGACCGGCACGCGGCGTCGCGGCTTCGCTCCAGTCCTTGCACGCGGCTGCGCGGGCGCGGCCGTTCGCGACGATGGCCGACGAGGCTCGCAAGCTCGGGGCGGCGACGCAGCGGCTCGGGACGTCGCTCACGACGTCCGGCTTTGCGTTGTGGGGGCTGATCGAGGCGACGCAGGAGTTCGAGGCCGCCTCGCTCGGCACGTCGATCGCCGGCATCGCCGACAACCTCAACAGCGGCGTCGTGGCCATGGACAAGATCCAGGCCTCGACGCGCGAGGCTCGCGAGGAGGTGCTGCGGCTCTCGAAGCAGCTCGGCATGAGCCCGAACGGTCTCATGCGGGCGTGGGAAGCTGTCGGCAAGATGGGCCTGCCTGAGGCCAACCGCGAAGCGCTCGTGCGCATGGCGGGCTCGATCAACATTCAGGACCCGCAAGTCACGCCCGGTGCGGCGGCCGAGTTTCTCGGTGGCATCGGCATCAATTTCAAAGCGGGCAAGAAGGAGTACGACGGCGGGCTCGGCAAGGGCGATTACAACGCCGACATCACGCGCATGGCGAACCAGTTGCTCGCCATCTCGAACATGACGCGCACGAGTGTCGGCCGCATGCAGGACGGCTTGCGGCAGTTCGCGCCGCTCTTTGCCGATCTCGGCGTGACCTTCTCGGAAAGCGCCGCGCTGCTCGGCGGCATGGTGCAGGCGGGTCTCGACGAGGTGTCGTCCGGTACGGCCCTTAAAAGCCTCGGCGTGCGCATGCTGAAACCGACGCAGGAGGGACGCGAGGCCATGAACCTCGCCGGGCTCGATCGCAGCAAGTACATGTCGCTCGAGGCCATCGCGGCGGGGCGCGCCTATCAAAACATCATGAAGCTGTCGAATGGCGCGCTCGCCGGCAAGGGCAACGCTGGGAAACGCGATGCGCTGAAGAAATTCCTGCAGGACGCGCAGACGTCCGGCCAGATGAAGGGCGCGACGTGGCAGCAGGAGCTGGCCGCGTTCTACAACGACCTCACGGGCGCCAAGGACGCGCCGACGCGCGATCGCAACGCCGACATGCTCGAGATGAGCGCGTTCACGGCCGGCGGCAAGATCGACATGTTCTCGCTGTTCAAGGATCTCGCGGCGATGCGCCAGAACCTCAACGGCGATCAGCAGGAAAAGCTCATCGAGGGGCTCGGGCTCGGCGATGTCGGCGAGGAGGCGGTCTCCAAGGTGCAGGACAAGCTCGCGAAGGGCGAGCTGACGAGTGCCCAGCTCGCCGTGATCGGCGAGGGCCGGCATCTCAACCGCTACACGGCGCTGTTGGCGATGATGCCGCAAGTGATCGAGTACCAGAAGACGCTCAACGGCCTCACGAATGAATTCTCTGAGGCCGGAAACAAGCTTTACAAAGACAGTCCGTTCGGCCGGTACACGGGCGCGATGGCTGCGCTGCATGTTAGCTGGACGAGGCTGCGCGAATCCAAGGCGATCACGGGCCTCATCAACTGGGTGGCCGACCTCGCCGAGAAGCTCAGCAGCGCCAATCCGGCAACGGTCGAGGCGTTCGGCAAGGCCGTGGCGGGGCTGCTCATCATCGGCCCGCTGGCTGCCGCAGCCAATGCCGCCGCCGCTGCGCTGCGGCTGCTCTACGCGGCTGTGGTGGGGATCGGCAGCCTGCTCGGCGTCGGTGGCGCCCTGGCAGGGGCCGGCGCTCTCGCCGGGGCTGGTGGCGTCGGCGCGGCTGGCGCTGCGGTTGCCGGTGCTGCTGCTGCCAGCCGGCCGAAGAAACGTGCCGGTCGTGCGATGGTCGCTGGCATGTCTCTTTTCGGTTCCCGCAACAAGCTGGGAGGGCCACATCTGCCCGCGATGCCTGCCATTAACGCGGCATCGTCGGCCGGCATGATCGCCGGCATGAGCGCATTCGGCGCGGGCGGGGCGACGAGCAAGCTCGCGACGCTCGGCTCGTGGCTGTTGCGCATTGCCGGGACGGCCGCGCGCTTGACCGCAGTGGGCGCCGCGATCACGGCCATCGGCGTCGCGATCGCCAACCTCGACGGCCTCGGCCAGTTCTTTTCGAGTATCGGCGACGGCGTCAGTAAGGCCCTTGGGCCGCAGGCGACGCAGATGCTGACCGACTTCGGAAACGGGATCTCCAGCCTCGGCAAGTCCCTGCAAGATCTTCTCGGCATCGACATGAGCACGTGGACGAGCTGGGGCGAGACATTCGGTGCAGTGCTCGCCTGGCCGATCAATCAGGTCGCGACGCTCTGGGGCTACATCAAGGATCTCGCGGGCTGGATGAGCGGCACGGCGCTCGGCCGCTGGATCATGGGCGAGAAACCACCGGAAGAAAAGCCGGCGGACAAGCTCGCTCCGGGGGCGGAGCCGCAGGCGGACTCGCCCGCGTCGAAGCTCGTGCCGGGAGGTGCCGCACCTCCCGCCGCGCCGGCGCCGGGCCTTGCCGTGCCGCCGGGGGCGTCGGTCCCGTCGGTCGAGCGGTCGGAGCTCGACTCGGTCAGTGCGGACGCGGCGAGCGTCGTCACGACGGTGCGCTCGGCCATGGACCAGGTGCGCGGCATCGTCGCCGGCGTCAACCTCGCGGCCGAGGGCCAACGCATCATCGAAAGCCTTGCCGCCGGCATGCGCGCGGGCATCCCCGCCGTACAGGCCGCCGGCAGCGCCGCCGCCGCGGCCGCCGCGAATTCCGCGCTGCGTGGCGCCTACTCTGACGGAGGCCGCTGATGAGCATCGGTCGCGGGCCATCGCCCATGGCGCTCGGCGGCTTCGTGTTCCGCGCGCTTGGCTTCTCGTTCTACGGCCAGGGGCGCAGCCTCGACACGCCGTGGGCCGAGCTGGACGTCGTCGGCCGCATGGACGCGCTGCAGTGGACCGGCCCGAAAGCGGACGCGTTCTCGATCAAGGGCGCGATTTTTGACGAGGCGTTCGGCGGGCAGGCCTCGCTCGACGGCATTCGCGGCGCGGCAACAGCGGGCGTGCCGCTCATGCTGGTGACGCGCGCCGGCCGCGTGCACGGGATGCACGTCTGTTTCGGCGTCGACGAGGACCGCACGACGATCAACGCGCTCGGCCAGGCGCGCATGAATGCCTACGAGATCAAGCTTCGCCGCTACACGGGCGGCGGCATTCTCGGCGGCCTGTTGAGTCTTTTTTGATGGCTCGGTCGGCGACGGCTCCGCCTACCGCCGCCTCGCGGCTACGGTCGCAGCCGTTTTGTGTCGCGTGTGGGCTGGCGTGCGGCAGCCATGGCCATTGAGGCCCCGCGCCGAGTGGCGCGGTCATCCGCTCGCTGCAGGGCTGATTGGGAGTGAGACCGTGCCGAGAGTGTACGAAACAAAAACGGGCGATGTGCTCGATCTGGTCTGCTACCGCCATTACGCGGGGCGGCAGTCGGGCGCGGTCGAGGCCGTGCTCGAGGCCAATCGCGCCCTCGGGCTCGGCGATTACGGCCCCGTGCTGCCGCGCGGCCTCACGCTCGTGCTGCCGGATCTCCCGAGCACGGTCGTGGAAGTGCCACTCGTGAAGCTCTGGGATTAGTTTTTTTCGCTCACGGCGCTGATCGCGCTGTCGCGCGGCGCCTCCGCGGGGGCGGCGCTCGCGCCGGGTCGCCTTGCTCCCGGACCTTCGGTCGGAACGTACCATGCACCCTATCGCAGTGATCACGATCGATGGCATGCCCGTCTCGGGCTTGTTCATGTCCAAGCTGCTCTCCGTCACGGTGACGGACAAGGAGGGCTCGAGCTCCGACACGATCGATCTCGAGCTTGAGGCGTCGGGCCTCGCCGTGCCGCGCAACAAGGCGATCATTACCTGCGCGCTTGGCTATCTGGAGTCCGGCGTTTCGGATTTCGGCAGCTACACGGCCGACGATGTGACGCTCGATCTCTTCCCGCACAAGATCAAGATCCAGGGCAAAAGCGCCGACATGCGCGAGGGCCTCAAGGAGCACAAAGAGCGGCACTGGGACAAGAAGACGTTCGGCGACGTCGTCAAGCAGATGGCCGGCGAAAACGGCCTCTCCGCCAAGGTCGACGGCGAGATCGCGAGCTATCGCGGCAAGGAAGGCTATTTCTCGCAGACCGGCGAGAGCGACCTGCATTGGATCGAGCGCC